TCGGTCAAGCCGTCAGGAATCGCCGCCAGCCCCTAAAGGGGCTGATTATCATTCGGCCCGGTGAGGCGCCGCTTCCATGATCGCGCCTGCGCGCGTGCAACGTGGGCAACGCCAGCCCCATAGGGGCTGATGGTGGAGCTGGATCGAGGCGTCGAGGATCGCTGCCAGCCCCTAAAGGGGCTGATGGTTGGGATGGATCGAGGCATCAAGGATTGCCGCCAGCCCCTAAAGGGGCTGATTATCATTCGGCCCGGCGAGCTATTGCTTCCATGATCGCGCCTGCGCGTGTGCTGCATGAGCAATGCCAGCCCCGAAGGGGCTGATGGATCAGGCTTCGCGTCTGGCCTCGTGTAGCGCCAGCCCCTAAAGGGGCTGATCATTTCAGGCCGTCGGTCGCCGTTGCTTCCATGATCGCGCCTGAGCACGCGTGCAGCGAGGCAAGGCCCGGCCCCTTTAGGGGCCGAATGGCGCAGCGGCCCAGTCTGGCTTTCTCGCGGGCGCGTCTATGCGGGCGTCTATGGTATTATAGACGTGCAGTGTAAGACAAGTGGTGTTGACTTCTCTGCGTGTGCTCCCGGCCCCGCTCCATGAGCAGGGCCGGGCTCTCTTTTTTCCATTCAAAACTGTCGGCTCTATTCTGCAATAATGAAAACCTTCTTCGTTTCATCATCCTCTACGGAACCGAAAATGTAATAGTCATAATTTCCATCATAGATTAGGATTTTGTCGTCTGAAAATACTTTTGACAGGTTTTCTCTATCTCTAACAATATTATATATAATATCGGTATAGGCTATCATTGCGGGTGAATATCCACGGAGGCTCATAAGACCTCCTTCAATGGCATCATATTCGAGCGCTGAGATCGCGGCGGCACATTCTGATGTCCTCTTCATAAACGAATCATGATCATCGCTGGAATCTATGATCGTACAAAACCATTGTTCAATGCTTAAAGTATCCGAACGAATTGTTAAAGTGCCTGCTGAGCTTGACGCAACAAGCATATTATCATCTTGTGGATATTGGCTTACAAATGACGGAAAACCAATCGTTTTGGTATCAATACCCAACTGGTCATTTATATCTATGAGCCTTTGAACGAACAATTCGCAAAATGAAATCAAATCAACGGGCTCTTTCTTTGGTGTTTCTGAATTGATTGTGGCGTGGGCATTGACGCAAATACCAAACATCATGAGCATAGAGAGTATAAAACAGATTAAGCGCTTCATGTATGAATCCTCCTAATTGAAATTGATTGTCAGGATATTTCCTGATTGCTCATAAGCCCCTCTTGCATTGCGGGATTGCCTGCGAACACACGCGCTGTATTGATGAGCATATTCCTTCCGTCCTTGTTCAAAGAGCGAAAAATGCTCAACAGATCAGTTTCTTCTTGGGAAAGAGTAACGCCCGGTGTAATTGGAGCGACACCATATATTTGATCTAGTGAAACGCCAAGAAATTCGCAAAGCTGGGCAAGGTTTTCGATATCAATCGAATTGGTTCCCTTGAACCAGTTTGATACCGTACCCGGAGATACGCCGAGGTTATCAGCTATCTCGACCTGACGGATACCTTTCAAAGCGCAAACCTTTTTTATATTCTCGCCTATTGTTTTCCTGATTTCTCCCATATTGCAGCCTCCTTTGTTCCTGTTATCACAATTATAAATGCAGCGGCGAGAATTTGCAACAAAAAACTTCGGAAAATCTGAATTTTTGTATTGACAATTCGGAAATGCTGAATTATAATGATCTCAAACTTCGGCGCTGCCGAAGAAAGGAGGGCACGAATGTGGTCAATGATCGGATCAAAATGGCAGTAGAAGACAGTGGATTGAAGCAAAAACATATCGCAGAAAGAATCGGAATGAGCGAACCTTCACTGAGCGCCCTGCTTACTGGAAATCGGCAGGATGAGCTTCGCAAGCAGGCCAAGACCGCCACCGATCCCGACGAGCGCAACGCTCTCGCCCGCGAGCTGGTCAAGGCGTTCGAGGCCGACGGCAAGGCGCGCCTGCGTCAGTACGCCGCCCGGTCGGTTTTCGAGCCGGATTGCGCGCTGGAACCGATCGAGTTCGCGGCGATTGTCAAGCGCCTCTACGCTCGTGACCGTCTCTCCGCCTGACCGAACGCTGCCAGAGCATTCCACATGACGCCCGCCCGTGGGCATGATACGCGGGCAGAGAGGATCGCGCAATGAGTATCATGTTCTTCGTCCTGCTGTTCGTCATTCTGCCGCTGTACATCGCACACGCTTCCCGCTCAGACGCACGCCGCGAACGCAACGCGGAAGTCATCAGGGCCGCCGAGGAGAAGGCTCTCGCCGAGGCGTGCGCTCAGCACGAGGCGGAATACACCGCCGCGAAAGCGGCCAGGCCCAAGCGCAAGCGTGGCAGGCCGCGCAAGAATCCGCCGGTCGCGCCTGTCTGTGAGGCTGAACAACGCCCCGAGATCATTCCCGCCGCGCCGCAGGCCTTCCCCATCGCCTGTATGCTGGCGAAGAAATACGCCGATGATCCGCACGCCATTGACGGCAAATCATTCACCGTCACCGAAAAGCTGGACGGCGTGCGCTGCATCGCCCGCGTCGATCATGAGCGCGTCGCACTGTACACCCGCAGTGGGAACCGCATCGAGGGCCTGAACGACATCGAGAACGCGCTGGCCGCGCTGAACGTGAGCGCCATGCTGGACGGTGAACTGCTCATTGCCGGGCGCGGTGCGCTGCCCTCGAAGGAGGAATACAAAAAGACCTGCTCCATTGTCCGCTCTGACGGCGTGAAGACGGGCGTCGTCTATCACGTGTTCGACACGCTGCCTCTGGCCGAATACGACGCGCGCCGGTCGGTCATTCCCTACAGCGCCCGGCGCGCCACGCTGGAGCGCATGGGCATCGCCTCGCCGCATGTCGAGGTTGTTCCCGCGCTCTATTCCGGCACGGACGCCGCGCAGATCGAAGTCCAGCAGCAGGCCCAGCGCGCGGCGCGGCACGAGGGCGTCATGATAAACCTGAACGACGCGCCCTATTCATTCACCCGCACCGCCTCGCTGCTGAAATACAAGATCATGAGCGACTGCGATTTGCGGATTGTCGCCGTGAATCCCGGCACGGGCCGTCACGCGGGCATGGCCGGGTCGATCTCCGTGAGCTACAAGGGCGGCGTCGTGCGCGTCAGCGCCGGTCTCACCATCGCCCAGCGCCGCGCGATCTGGGCCGATCCCGCCGCCTATATTGGGCGCGTCGCGACGGTACAGTATTTCGAGGAGACGCAGAACAGCAGCGGTCAAAAATCATTGCGCTTCCCGGTTTTCAAGGAGCTGCGCGAGGCTGGAAAATCAGTCTCTTACGCATAACACAACGACATCACACGCAAGGAGGCATAACACCATGAACGAGAACAACAACGCCGCAAAACCGATCGAAACCCTGACCCCCGAGGAGTTCGCCGCCAAATACCTGCCCGTGCTGGAAGCGCGGGACGCAGCCACTGAAACGCCGGATGATTATTTCATCCGCAACATGGAGACCGGCAAGCTGGAGCTTCACTTCGCCAAGTCCACATATACGGCGCTGGATGAAGACGCGAAGAAGCGCATCAAAGGCGCGTTCCTGTGGGGGCGTAACTCCGGCTGCTGGATCAGCCGGTGCAAGGAGCCGAACCTGTACGATGCCGAGCGCGTCGCCAAGTCTCTGGGCCTTTACGACGCGGGGAAATCGGGTGAGCGCCTGAGCTATGCCGAGCAGATGGAGCGCAAGGCAGAGCGGGCAGACCGCCGGGCGGACAGATACGAGGCCCGCAGCGAAGCGGCCTATAAGCAGGGCGAAGCGCTGCAGAAGCCCATCAACGACATGCACGGCGACATCGCATTCTTCACGCAGCCCAATATCAACACCAGCGCGGGCCGCGCGTTCACCCGCCGCCGCGAGAGGATCTTCGCCGCATTCGACCGGGGCTTTGAGGAGTTCCGAAAGTCCGACTATTGGCAGGGCCGCGCCAAGACGGCCCGCGCCACCGCCGGGGGAAAGAGCCTGCAGGACAAGGGCTTTGTGATGCGCCGCATCAGGGAGCGCGAGAGCGACATCCGCAAGCTGCGCAAGAGCATCGAAGAATACGAGAGCTTCATCCCTGCGCTCGATAAGGGTGAAACGTCGCGAGATCATAACGGGTGGGAAGTCAGGATCACCCGTGAACGCGTCGAGGAACAAATCGGGATTTGGCTGGATCGTCTGGAGGCCAAGCTCGACGAGCTGGGTTTCTATCAGGATTGCCTCGACCGGCTCGGAGGCGTCGCATTCTCCCGCGACAACCTGCACAAGGGCGACCTGCTCATCATCTCCCGCTACCGCGAGCCGGTTCGTTTCTTCCGTGGCGGGCCCAAGAACTTCACGTATGAGTTCACCGAGCCGCACATGCGGTACGCGAACGGCGAGCAGATGCAGGGGCAGGCGGCCTATGCCGAGATCGTGCGTCTGGTAAAGGAGGCGCAGGTATGATTATCGTGTACTACGACGGCAGCACGCTCGAATGTGAGACCATCGAGATGTGCAATGACGGGAAGAATCTCATCGTCGACGATTACAGGATTGTTCCGCTCATCGAGATTGTCAGGATAATCGCCAAGTAACGCCGCGCAATCATTTCAACGCCCGCCCGTGGGCATGGTACGCGGGCAGAGAGGAGTCAACACCATGTATACCTACGATCCCGCAACCATCGCCCCCTGTGAATTGCCCATCGCCAACCGCGCCCGTGCGCGGTATTTCCACCTGTGGCACATCCGCAACGCGAAAGAGTTCTGCAGGCAGCTCTTGAATCTCGCCGCCGTGCCCGGAATCAGTGTGTCGGAGTATATGGCGATTGCTGATGTCGCCAACGGAAAGCCCTGGCCCGTGCCGGATCACCCGTACACGGGCGACGATTGGCACCGCGACCGCACTTTCTCCGCCGCGCCCGGTCAGGAAATCGAGGAGGAAATCTATTGGCATATGTTTGAAGTCCTCCCGGTCTACAGCCTGCCGCACTGCAAGCGCACAGCGGAATACTCCGCTGGTTTCCTGATGTCAGAACCCGTCGCCGGAGATCCCATCACCGGCAAGACGTTGTACAGCGCCTTCGGAAAGCGTGACGACAGGTATTATTACATCGGCCTCCTGCCCTGTCGGCCCGGTGAGGAATAATAACGCCGCCAGATCATTTCAACGCCCGCCCGTGGGCATAGTACGCGGGCAGAAAGGATTGTCACCATGACTACGCAGGAGATTCTGAGCGCCGCCTATGCCGAGGTTTTCGGCATTGATGTGAAAGAGAGCGGCAGCTATTTCGGGGAAAAGCTGGATGGCGATATCGAGATTGATTACGCCCATTTCGATGGTCGTCTCTGCAAGGACTACGACATGGACACGGATCACATCGAGGCCGTCGTGGAGGACGGCAGCGAGGGCACGTGGATCGGCGTATTCCTCGTCCGCTTTGACGAGGCGACGCGCGGTTATCTGCGGGATCGCGTGGGCACCATCAAGACGCTGGATGAAGGCAGGGATGCGTGGCGCGCCATGGGCGCGCTGGCCGGTGAATTCTCGTGGGCGGTCGGCCCCGTCGCGTGGAAGATTTACAAGGCCAGCAGCGAGCGGGCGCGCAAGCAGCGTGAGGCGCTGGCCGCGTTTGTCGCCGGTATCCTGATGGGCGGCGACGTTGAGCGCGCGCCCTTGAATTATGCGGACGCCTACACCATGTTGTATAACTGGTCGAGAGATGACGTTGAGATTCCCGATGGGCTGACCACACGCGCCTTTATGGACGAATGGAACCGGCAAATCGCCGCGGACGCCCAGCAGCACTAAGATCATTTCCCGCCCCGGAGGTCACGAGGGCAGAAAGGAGATCACCATGCGTTATATCATCGCCTACCGCGACCGCCCCGAGGAAGGCAAACACATCTACCTCGTCACCTACGCCGCCGAGATCGCGGACAGCGCCGAACAGGCGGTTGACCAGTTCTCCGCAAAGCATTCCGATAAGCTCGTGTTGAGCGCCGAGCGCGTCGATGATAGGAGCGAGGCGTTCATGCGCTACGGCATGGGCGCGTGGACAGACGAGGAGCGCGAAGATCATCGCGCGAAGCTGCGTGAAGACAACGCTGTCGCCGCGCAGGAGCGCAAAGAAGCCGAGGAGATCGTCACCACCTTCGAGCCGGACGAGTTCGCCGCCGTCGTTGCGCATGAGGATCGCCGCGCCACGGAGAAGACGCAGAACCTCGAAGGCGTCCACGTGGGCGATCTGTTCTACGTCTCGTGGGGCTACGAGCAGACCAACTACAATTTCTTTCAGGTCGTCGGCCTGCGCGGCAAGCACACGATCATCGTGCGCGAAAACGAACGGCTCAGGGCGCCCTACGGTTTCATGTGTGGCCTGTCCCGCCCCATCCGCAACCGCTTCGACGGTGAGGAGCGCTACACCGTGCGCACGCGTATTGATGAGCGCACCGGCGAGCTTCGCATCAACGCCCCAAAGGATTACGGCTCTCTCCGTCCCTGCAAGGATGGCCAGTGCTTTGATTATACGTCCTACGCCTGAAAGGAGGCAGCATCATGACACGCGATGATAAACTGCGAGACATCGCCCAGCGGATTGAAGACATCACGCGTCTGTATGGTCGGCGCGCCGACATCGCCATCACTTACGACCGCCTCACCGATGAAAGCATTCAGGAGTTCACCGACTTCCAGCGCCGCTATCACGGCCTGATTACCGGCGATGAATTGTTCTTCGTGTGGGAGACGCCGTGCCCGGATGATGTTGATCCGCGCAGCCTGCTCTATACAGTAAACGTTACCGGCGACAGTCTGTTGACTGCAGCCGGTGAGCTCATGAACCTCGTCTCCCGCAAGTTCTGACATTGAAAGGAGTCAACACCACATGATCGCTATTCTTACACTGCTCATCCTGTTCGCGCTGGGCGCGGCCCTCGACGACGCCGTGAGCGCGGCGCGCCGCGCCATTGTCTGCCGTCGTGCTCGCCGTGCGTGCGCGTGGCGGCCCCGCCGTCCTGATTCCCGCTTCTCGCTCGTGCGCGCCGTGCGCCGGTAACACCATGATGCCCGCCCGTGGGCATTGTACGCGGGCGAGGAGGTATTATGTACGACAAGCGAACCGAACAGGCCGCCGCTCGCCTCGGCATTCTGCGGCGCATGCAGTGCCTCGAAGAAGGCATACTCGCGATTGACGATATCGTGTGCGTCGAGTTTGACATCAGCGACTATCCCGAAATCCCCTATGTGATCCTGATTCCCAAATATGACATACGGGTGGATCGTGATGATTACTGGGAGGCGCGTCACCATCAATGCGACCGCATCAGGGCCGTGTGTTTGGAGCACGACCTGCATCCGACCGGCGACCGATGGGAGGACATGGGGGAGCATTGGTACATCGTCCGTCGATGTGGCCCATCATGGCCGCAATAACCTCATCGCCGCGCTCGCGGCGCAACGCCGCCAGACTATTTCTCGTTGACTTTCGGGTTTCACCCTGCTATAATGCAGGCAGGGAGGGATACACCATGGGAAGCTACACATACGATAAGCAAAGCACGCGCTTTATCGGCCTAAAGTTCAATAATCGCACCGACGCCGACATTATCAAAATGCTGGAATCGCAAGCCAATAAGCAGTCATACATCAAGCAGCTCATTCGCGCGGACATCGCCGCCCGCGCGAATAAGCAGACCGACAGGGCGGGGGAGTGAACGCCGCCCGATCATTTGAGTAATTCACCATTTCGCGGTCTCGTGAAAAACATCAAGGGCAACAGTCCGGAACTCCCGGATAGTTGCCCTTTTCTCATGCCCTGTTATACCCCGTCAGTTTGACGTTTGGATAGAGTGTAAAACTATCCTTTTTCAAATTCCTTCATTATATGTCCGTCATTTTGGGGCGCTTCCAGATGCTTAGTGGACAAATTCTCAAAACGTAAAACTTGCCACCCACGTTTTGAAAGAAACACGCTTCAAGGCGGTTCTTCCTTTGCTTCCCAGCACTCGCATCCATCGTCATCACGCCACATAAAGTCCGCGCAATGTTCGCTGTCCCCGTTGCAGCATACGCCCTCGAATGAAGCGTGCCATTTGCAAGTCGTGCAAAGCTGTGTATCTCTCATAAATCAGCACCCCCCCCCGCAAACGGGATGGACTTCACTTCGTTGCCCCATACATCCCAGCCGTCGTGCGCTTCACGGGCGAACAGCTCAACCCTCGGCCCATAGCTCACGCGCTCGATCATCCGCCGCATTTCCTCCGGCTTTGCGCTGTGTTCTCCCTTGGCCGCATAGAAGCCCGTCACTCCCTGCTGTCGCTTCCCGTCCAGCAGCTTATAGGGCAGTTTCTTTTTTGTCCTGGCAAATATGCAATGCTCCGTCAGTCCTCGGTAATACTGGCCCAGCCCTTGACGGTCTTTCGTCCAGGTGATGATCGTTACGTACTCAAAGCCCCACGCCTTGACAACCTCCAGCGCATCCGGGAGGAAATTGTTTGTTGTCCATAGATACAGGTGACAGCCCTCCGGGTCAATGAGTTCCTTTACAGGCAGAGCCATGATGTCTTTGGTTTTCATAAGCGGGTAATGCCTATCCGCGCCTCGTTGAATCTTTCCTCCGCCATGTTCCATCCACGGCGGGTCTGCATATATCGTTTTGTATTTCATTCTGCCCTCCGCCGATCAGTACATCCAGCCAATAACGCAGTTGTCCGGTATTGCAACCTTATCCGCCTCTGTTATCCAGGCGTTTCCATCCCATTTCCCTTTGTACATGGCTATGCCTCCATTCCCTATCAGGACATAGAAAACGCATTTTTTATTTACCTGCGGTTTGTCATAGACCTGCGCAAACACGCCCTTATGCTTCACAAATATTCCTCCCTACACCATCGAATCCATACTGTCTATCACTTCATCCAGCGCCTTGCGATCCAGCCCCAGGTAATGGATCGTCGCCTCCTGGCTGGAATGATCCAGAATCTTTTGCAGCTTCGCAAGGTCGCCGTCGCTGGCCTTGTAATAATTCCAGGCGAAGGTCTTGCGCATGGTATGGCATCCCACGTGTTCCTCAAAGCCCGCCTGCCGGGCGATTTCCTTGATGATGGAATAACACCGCTGTCGGCTGATGGGCTTTTCCTTGCCGTCCCTGCGGCCCTTCTGGCGGCTGGCAAGCACGTATTCATCCTCGCCCTTGCCCTTCAAGGCGGCGGCGAAAACCTTCTGCGCTGCCGCCTGTAACTTGATGTCGCTCATTTTGTCCGTTTTCTGTGCCTCGATGTTCACCCGCTCACGCCCGCGCACATCCTTCACGCGGAGTTGGCAGATGTCGCCGATCCGCAGGCCGGTATTAAAGCCCAGCACCAGCAAAAGATACCAGCTCACGCCGCCCTTCCTCCGGCTCGCGTCATGCCGCTTCGCAATGGCAAGCCATCGGTTCACCATGCGCATATCCTCAATGGGCATGGTCGTGTGCGCGCCGGTCAGTCTCGCCGCGTGCTGGCGCTTCTTCGCCTGCCGCAGCGCCTCCGCCTGCTGATATTCCAGCGTCTGCACAAACAAGCTCTTGTCCGACTGTCTGTATTGTCTCATGTTGCAAATCCCTCCAAAACGTCAAACTGTATTGCCGAAAAAAGGGGAGCGGCGCGGGGCTCATCGTCTCCCGCGCCGCTTGATTTTGGCCTCATAGGCCTGTAGCTTCTTCACGCTGCTGGTCGCCGCCCGTTCGAGCGCCTTCCGCTCCGCCCTCGCGTTGCGTTCCGCCTCGCGCGCCTCCGCGTAGCGGGCATAGCGCTCGCATGTGGCGTGGCACGGCCAACTCCTGTCCGGGCAGTCTTTGCAGGGTATATCCAATGTGTATCCCTCCAAAGTCAAGGTTGGTCAAATTCCCGCGCGCGCGGGAATTTGCCGGGGAGGGTTATTCTTCGCGGCCCTCCGCCGCGCCGGAAGGAGGTTCCTTGCCCTCGATCTCGCAGTAGTCCTTGCATTCGCTGGCATTTTCGCCCCAATGCCCGATGGCGTCGATGTAGTCCTCGCGTGTCTCGCAGCCCTCGCAGGGCACGCCGTTCAGCTCGCAGAAGGATTTAAGCTGTTCCAGCGGCCAGTGCGTGATCTCAATGTCAGGCGCGGCGTCGTCTGGCAGTACGTAAGTATTGCCGCTGCCCAGCTTCGGTGTAAACTGGTTGAAGGCCTCGTATACTGTCGCTTCAATTTCCGGCAGGCTCACTTCATAGCCGCGCTCCCGGAGCTGCTGGCACACGTAGTTCAGTTTCTCCTCGCCGTTGCCCGCGCCGTAAATCTGCTCCGCCGCGAACACAAGCGTGCGAAGCATTGCCGAAATGCCCCGCTGCTGGTCTTCGCTCGTGCGCGCCTTGATCCACGGGATCAGCCGGTAGGTGATGAGCGCCGCCAGCAGGGCGATGATCGCCTGAAAGATGGGGGTCAGGTTGATGGTGTCCATATTGTCGTCCTCCTTATCGTTTGAGCGGCAGGCGGTTCACGTCGTTCATCACATTGTCCAAATCGCCGTTGCCGCCCAGCCCGTCGTGATATGACTTGTGCATCAGGTTCAGAATGCGCCGGTCGTCGAAGTCCACGCGCCCGTCCGCGATGTACTTTTGTCCGAGGTAGCGCACCCGGTCGTACAGCACCCATTTCAGGCCGTCCTTCAATGCCTCGATCACGGCCTCTTTGCTGTCCGCCTTCTCGTATTTGCGCTTGCGCCGCTGCCGTATGCCCTCGCCGATCTGCGCGATCAGCGCGCCCACGATGGCGGCCAGCCCGGCCACAAGCGCCACAACAACCGTGTCGCTCATTCCTCGCTCACCTCCGCATCCGGCCAGCGGCCCTTCATGGCCTCCATCTCGGCCTTTTGAAGGCCCCTGATGGTTACGGTGTATGTCTTCTCCGGGGCGTAGAGCAGCGCCAGCGTGGCCGCGTCGGCCATGCCCGTCTGCGGCAGACCGTTGGCCTTCTGGAAGGCTTTCACAGCCGCCTCCGTCTTCGCGCCGAACTCGCCGTCAACGCCATCCCGGTTCGCGCCGTAGCTGCCGAGGTTGTAGCCCAGCCTCACCAGTGCTTTTTGGAGCGCCGTCACCTCGTCGCCCACGTCGCCGCGCGCGATCTTGCCCGCCTTCGCGCCGTCGTTAAGCACCACAGCGGTGTGTCCCTTGCCGCGCGTCACGAGGATGTCGCCGCGCATCAGCCGGTCGGGATAGTCCGTGAAGGCCGCGCCGGTCAGCTCGTCGAACGCGCCGCTTCGCGCCAGAATTTCGGGTTCATATTGCGTGTTGAAATTCGGCAGGTCGATCTTCGCGAACGCGCAGCACACGCGCACCAGCGCGCTGCAGTCCGTCTCGCAGTCGATCTCGACCTTCCCGCAATCAAAATCGACACCCTCGGCCACGCTGTAGAGCGTGAGCCGGTCGTTCTGGTCGTAGCCGATGTGACTGTTGTCACAGGCCGCGTCCATACATGCGCCGATCTTCTCGCGCGCCTCGGCGTCCTTCGCGCGGAAAACGCGCCAGCCCTGCGGGTGCTTGTACCATGGCTGCCTTGAAACCTCTTTGCCGGTCTGGTCGCCCGGCTGCCCGCCGTAGGCTCTGCCGTTCTCGTCGCCCCTCGCGGAGCCGATCATAACCGTCATTGTCAAATCATCCTCTCCCGTAAAATAGCTCATGGGCTTGTCTCCCCATATCACGCTCACGTCCACCGTGTTTTCCGTGATGCCCGGAACACTCGCCTGACTTGTGTATTGCCACAAATCGCACGGCACGGGGTGATATTGTGCGGGCGGTATCTCGCCCGTGTTCTTTCCGTAGCGCGCAATCCACAGCCAGTCGTGGTCTATCTCTTCAAGCCCATGTTCCAGATAGGCATAATGCCCCGTGTAAAGCCCGATTTTCCTTGCGCCCAGCGCGCGAAGCTCGCTCATAAAAGCCTGCGCATTGGCCGCGGCGCACACGTCCGCGAGCGCTTCGCCCTCAAGATCGAGCACGTAGCTCACCGGGTGATACGGCCCTGCCGTCTCAACGAGCAGCCGCGCTTCCCGGCGCGCCTCGTCCTTCGAGTGCGCCCGTGAGTAGCAAAAGCCGTGAATCGGTATGCCGCGCTCAACGCACGCCCGCGCGTTCGCGTGGAAATACGGGTCGACGCCCTCATACAGATCCCCAGTGGCTTTCAGGATCGCCACGTCCACGTGCGGCGCGAGCGCGTCCCAGTTGATTTTTCCCTGATGCTTTGAAACATCTATGATCACAGTTCGATCACCTCCGCGCTCGCGCGCCACGTGTCGTAGTGCGCGCGTATATCGTCCTCCATGCCCGGCCATGGGGCGAGGCCGCGAATGACCGGCACGCTCACGTCGTATTCCGTCACGCCGAGGGGCGTCTCGTAGCGCCGAACGTCGGGTTTGAGATACACGTCAACGCTGCCATCGTCATTCAGGTGCAATGTGTAGAATTTCAAGGCCCCTCCATCGGCTCATGCCGCCTCCTCCCGTCTTTTCAGCACCACGTTTTCCTCGATCCAGCGCCGGATATACTGTCCGTTGCAGTGCTCGGCCAGTCCCCAGTAGCAAATCACGCTGTCCTTCGCCCGGTCGTAGGGGATCGCGCCGTCCGCGTACAGACCCGCCACGTGTTTAAGGCTCCGCTTGATGTGCTGCACCGTCTTCTTCCGCAGGCGCAGGCCGTGCGGCGAAACTCTGTAGCCCACAAACTCCGTGTCCCTGTCCGCGCGCACGATGCGGGCCTTCCGGCTCATGTCGAGACGCAGCTCGTCGCGCAGGTATTGGGTCATGGCCCGCAATATGCGCGCCGCGTTGTCCTTGCCCTTCACGATGGCGCAGAAGTCGTCCATGTAGCGCACGTAATAGTGCAGCCCCAGCGCGTGCTTGCACCATTGGTCAAAGCGGTCAAGATAGATGTTCGCGGTCTCCTGGCTCGTGAGGTTGCCTATCGGTTGCCCGATCTCAAAGAGCCGTTGATCCCGTGGACACTCGTCTATTCCCATGCCCTCCGGCAGGCCAAACGGCACGTCCGGGTTGTTGATGATTGTGTCCATGAGCCACATGAACCAATCCTCGTCGCAGATGTCCCGGTAAAAATCCAGCACCAGCTCGTGATCCACGCGGTAGAAATATTTGCTGATGTCGCCCTTGATGATCCAGTAATCGTCTGCATCCGGCTTCCGGCTGATGATCCGCTGCCAGTTCATCAAAGTCTGCGCTGCGGCAAGCGTGCCCTTTTCGCGCCTGCATCCGTAGCTGTGGGTAATGAATCGCTTGTCCACATACGGGTCAATCTGTCGGTAGATGGCCCATTGCACCACGCGATCCTTGAAGCCCAGCGCCATCACCAGGCGCGGTTTGGGGTAGCGCACATAGAACTCCCGGTACGGCCCCACCTTGTAAGTGCCGTCCAAAAGCTCCCGCTGAATCTGGAATAGGTTTACCTCCAGGTTGAACTTGAAGCGCATCACTTCCGCCCGGTCTGCTTTGCCCTTCGCGGCGGAAACATACGCCTCAAACAGATTGTCGTAGGAGCAGATGTGCTCCTTTAGGTCATGCAGCTTTTCCAAGGGAGCGCACCTGCCAAGGAATGAGATTCGCGCCGTGCGTGTCGTTCCCGATCCGTACTTGATATTTCGCGTGTGCCCTCGCGTCACGCGCTGCAATGAAGTATCGTTCCTTTACGCCCTTCCGGGCGCTTCACGGCAATACCAGATAGCCCGTATCGGTACAATCCAGTATCTTATTTGCAGCGTGCAAAAAAAGCACGTTGCCGGAAACGCGCCCCTCCCGTCCGGTTGCCGCCTGCTGGGCGTGCCATGCAGAGCCTTTGCTGTGTCCGGGAGCGGGGCCGAGCGCCGTTGTTCGTGTTCGAGTTGGAGCGCGTGTTGTTGAAGTTCAAGTAGGCAACACCAGCGTTGGACGTGTTGTTGTAGTTGCCGCCGCGCCGGGCGACGCGCTGACAAAAGCCGCCGCCATAATACCCTAAGGCCAATTCTTGGCGCGTTCCCGTGGTATATGATAAAGGGCAAAGGCTATTGCCCCTGCCCTTTATCGCCCAGTGTTTTCTTCCAGCCACCGATCAGACTTCCTGCTTCCAGCGACAGGCGCATCCATTTCTCATAGCCGCCTGGCTGCAACAGGGTTTTCCTATGGCCGGATTTGTCGGTGTAGCTTTTCATCCGCGCTCGGCGCACGGCCAGGCGCATTTGGTGATTCTTGATATCCAGGTCTTGCAGGGTGGATTTCTTGAAGTATTTCAGGTGTGCCGCCGTGCAAAGCTCCTCCATTTCAAAAAGCAGATGGAAGATTCTTTCGCCCTGGCTGAACTTGAACACGGCGGGCCAATGCGGGATCGTGTCATACGCCATATCCAGCATTTCTTCCACCTTCTTCAAGGTCTTTTGGCCCTCTATCTCGGCTTCGATCTGCGTTGCCGCGCTGCCGTGTTCTATATCCTCCATGGGTTTCATCCTCCATTGTGCTTGACGAAAGGAGAGGGGCACGCGCTATCGCGCGGCCCTCAGGGAATCAGGATTCAGTTATCAGGTTTTCTGACGGGAGCGGGGCCGAGCGCCGTAGCTCGCGTGCGAGGCGGAGCGCGTGTAGTTGAAGCTCAAGGAGGCAACACCAGCGCCGGACGTGCTGCTGTAGCCGCCGCCGCGCCGGGCGACGCGCTCGTCCGCAACAAAGGTCACATACAGCGTGCCGTCAACGGTGGTTCCGGGGATGGGGGCCAGGCCCAGCTCATACAGGATGGTGGGCACATAGGGCAGGTTCTCCGTGTTCACGGCCACGCTCTTGAATGCGGTGTTCCTGCTGTTGCCGTCGAAGTTGGGAACCACGGTGTCCAGCGTGATCTTGCTGTTCAGCCAGTTGTAATGCACCGTGCCCTCCGTGCCGGGGGCCACCAGGTCATAGCCGTCATCGTTCGCGTGGGGCTTGATGGCCCGCCACGCGGAAGAAGTGGCGCTCAGGTCGCACTCAGGATCGGCGGCGTTGTTGTCCGGGATGATCTGGATTTCGCAGTTCACCAGGCGCACGCCGTAAACCTGCTCGTTGGCGTTGCCCTGGATGTCGGCTTCCAGGCAGGGATCGTCCAGCATGTTCCAGTCGATGGGGCCAGAGCCGGTCAGGGTGTTGTAGCCGTTGTAGTTGTTGCCGCTGGCTACCTGGCTCATAACTGGCGTGCCGCCCACCTGCTTGCCCTTCTGCCAATAGGCCGGGGCGTCGGTGGGGAGCAGGGTGTCGGCGGTGGTATGGGCGATCAGGCAGGTGTATTCCCAGCCACGGAAAATCCTCTTGTCGCCAACGGCCACGGCCTTGCCCAGGGTGTAGTTGGTGCCCGCGCGGTAGTCTGCGCCGTAGCTGTTGTTGCCGTGGCTCACAAAGCCCGCCTTGTGGGCCATCAGTACCAGCAGGCCGTGATCCGCGATGGTCAGGCCGGTCACGTCGCCGCCAAAGGCTTTCATCTTCGTCAGGAACGTGTCATACACCATGTTCACGCGAGGCGGCATGTTGGGGAGGCTGTACTGCGTGCCGTTACTTGCCAGTTCAGAGGACATGTACTTGCCGATCAGGATCGCCGGGTCTTCGGTGTTGTTCACGACGAACGCCGGATGGGTGTGATCCGGCAGCGCCGCGTCAAACTCGTTGGATTTCTGCTTCGGGTGGCGAACAAAGATGCTCGGGTTGCCGTCCGCGTCGCGCAGAACGACGTTGCCCAGCGACTGGGCGTAATATTCAAGCGCCGAATTAGCCATGCTTATTCACCCTCGCTTTCGGGTTCGGGCGCGGGCTGGGGATTGACCAGCGCCATGAGCTCCTCATACTGTTCCTTCGTCAGCCGCCCGGAGGCGTAGTAGGTATCCAGCTTGTCCATCACGTCGGCCGCATCGTAGCCGCCGCGCTCGATGATGCGCTTCATCAGCTTGTATGCCATTGTCATGCACTCCTCTCGTTATTCATCAAGTCCCAGTTTCAGCAGATCAACCTCGAAAAGCAGTTCTGCCAGCAGGTCGTCCTGATCGTTCTGCTGGGCGTGAACGGCGCGGTAGGGGGCAAGGCTCTTTTCGTGCTCCTCCCGCTGTTCGTCCTCGATCATGGCTAGCTCCTTTTCGTCGAGCTCCGGGGCCATTTCCTCCGCCTGAGTGATCTCTTCCTCAAGCGCTTCATTCAGCTTAACGCTTCTCTTTGCCATTGCTTATTCGCCTCCTTCATCGGCGCCGCTCATCGCGTCGATCTCCTCCTGCAGGTGCTCCTCTGTGTATTCGAGCTGCCGCTCCTGCGCCTGCGCGATGCTCTGATACATGTTTGCAAACACGCGGTCGTCGCTGGCGTCGGCCCTAAGCCCGTCGATCTGCGTCTGCATGTCCGCCGTGGTCGCCTGAAGCTCCTGAATCAGCGCGGCGTATTGGCTGGGGTCGATGGGCTCCGGCGTCGGCGTCGGGGGCGTGTCGCCGCTCACGAGAATCGCGTCGCCCTGCTCGATCAGTCGCAGCGCGTAGCTGTCCTCGAAGTCCTTCACTTCGCCGGTCTCGATGATCTGAACTCTCATGCTCATGCTCCGTCGTCACTTCCTTTCGCTTTATTATGCAAAAGCGGGCCTTATTGGCCCGCCATTCCGCGCCGCCCGTCAGGGCCATCGCCGCGCCCACGCTCACAGGATCAAGCGCCATACCCTCACGCTCCAATCTGCTTCCATTCGCCGTCCAAATCCTTGGTGGCGATGTAGCTCATGTCGGCAGTATAGGCCGTGCTGCCCGGCGCGGCCTCCTCGGGAATGCTCGCGGTTGCCCCGCTGTTCTTCACGAGTACGGTCAAAACGTTTCCGGGGTCGCGCTTCACGATGCGAAAGTCCTCGTTATCCATGGTTCGTCACGCTCCTTTTATGAGTTTTCGAGTGCCGTGAGCCGCCTGTCCAGCTCGCGGATCGCCGCCCATGTCTGGCTTGCCAGCAGGTCGAAGGCGGTGCGGAGCTCCTGCGCGCTCTCCGCTTTCTCTGCCATCTCGTGCGCCTCGGCGATGCCCTGCTCCATGTTGTTCAGCAGCTCGTGGTCAATCTTCTCTTTGTAGCCCCAGTTGTGGGCAGGATAGACCATGCTTCATCCCTCCCTCACCATGCGATGTAGCGGTACTTTATGCCGCTCTTGTTCGGTTGCTTGCGCGTGTGATTGCTGGAGCCGCCGCTATAGACCATAAAGCCGCCGCTCACGATCTCGGCCACCTTCGTGCTGGCGCTCCTCGTTGTCGAGTCATAGCCGAGTGCCCAAATATACTGTGGGCTGCCCTGATAGATGATGCCGCCGCATGTCCCCTTCACGTCGTCAGCGAAGGTTCCGGTCTCGTCGCAGTAAATAACAACGGTGGGGGTGAACGTCTCTCCGTCCCTGAAAAGCTCGATCTTGCGGCTCGTCGCGTCGTTGCCGGTGTACTCGCCCTGAATCGGCGCGAACGCTCCAATGTCCGCCGCCTCCATGTTGTGCACATTGCCCGTCGCCGTGATGTGCTCCCAGAGCCGTTTCCTCCAGCGCTTCCTCGTCCTCGGCCAGCGCGTTGTGCGCCGACGCCAGCGCCGCGATGGCCGCGCTCTGCTGCTCGTTCACCCGCTGGGCGTCGCTGATGCCGCGCGCGTTGTTGCCGATGCTGGTGCCCTGCGCGCTCACCGTCCTCTCAAGAGCCTCGGCTTCCTCGATCAGCGCGTTCGCCGCGTCGACCAGCTCTTTGATCTTGCCGTCGATGTAGGCCATGTTCTCCGGCGTGGGCAGAACGCCGTCGTCGAGCACGCTGCCGGGTTTGGGCGTGTGCGTGATGCCGCCGCCCGCGTTGTTCTCCTCGGTGTAGCTGCGCGCGTATTGAACCGTGCGCCGCCTGAAATTGATCTTCTCGTAGTCGATCTTGTCCATGGGGATTACACCTCCTCGTCAGCGCCCACGCTCAGGCCGAGTTTGAAGCGGATCAGGATGGCTTCGAGGCCGCTCGTAAACGAAATGGTCTCCTGCCGTTCCGCCAGCACCGCGCCCGCCGCGTTCAGCAGTTGGAACCGCGTCGCCGGTGTCAGCGCCGTGTCCTGACTTTTCGCGTAGAACGTGATGTGAACGGCCCCGTTCTGCTGGATGGCGGCGCTGTTGATCTTCGCGCTGTACCACGTCCCGCCGATCATGTAGCGCCCGCTGGCCGTCATGTCGATCATGTGCTGCCGCTCGCCGGTCAATAGGGCCTCGCCAATCGTGATTGCCATTATCCCGTCACTCCCTCGTCTGTGCGCGACACGTCCGTGTAGGCGATGTCGTCCGTGCTCTCCTCGATCCAGTCCTCGATGCCGTCGCCCGTGGTGATCTCCTCGTCGTCGAAGTAATAGGGCGAGCGGAACCAGTCGAAGCCGCCGCGCAGAACGAG